CTTTATCATATAAGGGTACTTATACGCTCTGTAGGGGCTCCTATGTGTTTCTGGCGGTATGCCTTACGGATCCCACAGTACCTCTACATAGATATTATCATTACACTTAGGATCATGCTCTATGTAACAACTAAAGAGCTCCTCCCAGCATACGCCTCTCTCTATACATTCCCTGTATAGCTCCTCTAAGGTGTGCCCCTGCTCCAGATACTCGCTAATACATGGAGGATAGCCCCACGGCTCCTCTAAGCCTATTACCTCGCCTCCGATCCGCTCATTATATTCCACATAAGCCTTACCCTCTGGCGTTAGGTTTAGTAGCTGTTTATCTATCTCTGAGAGTGTATTTTTCCTGTTAAATCCTACAATCTTACCCATAGTAACAGGCGTGTACTCTTTTCCGTGTCGATCTCTCCAGCTCTGGCTCTTGTGATCCCATGTTATCCTCTGCCTATTTGTGAGGATATAGCTCTCAGCCTCATAAGGCTCCTTAGTATCTGGATCTAGGAATATCTGTATATCTCTCTTACTTACTACATACATTCCTATACAGCCTCCTTTGATAACAGATCCTTAGCCTTTTTAAGTGCTCTCTCTGCCTCCTCCATAGCCACTCTAAGCTCTTTACTCATATCCATAGCATAATTATCTAGCTCATGGTGTAAAATCCTCTCTGTGTGTGCAATATCCGTTATAAAGCCTTTTTGTATTCTGTAATCCATTCTATCTGCCCTCCTGTACTCTGATAGATCTGTACGATCCTGCTTTTTCCTGTAATTCCCCTGTAATTCTATCACTAAAGGCTGTAGATCCTGTGGTACTGGTTTCACTATCTCCAGCTTTCCCTCCTCCAGCTCTACATACTCCCTTAGCTCTATCGGTATTCTTATCACAGGCTCCACCTCCTCATCTATCCTAATCATATTATATCAAATTCCTTAACATTGAGGGCAAAAAAAATAAGGGCTACAGCCTGCACCAACGCTAAGCCATAGCCCTTATATACTACTGTTTGATTTTTGATATTAACGATCTATCCCACTCACTATACTCTGGTTCTTCATCTCCGCCATATTTACGCTTTAGCTCCTCAATATGCTTAGAGTGATCTTTGCCTCCTACAGGCTTACTAAATCCAGCTCCTAGCATCCTAGCCTCATCATTACAAGAGATTTCTGTATAGTCTGGATTGTTTTTTATCCACTCTCTTACTCTAATAATATCCTCTGGAGCTGTAAGAGTAATCTGGTTATGATCTGCCCCCTCACAAAAGACATATACAGCGGTAGCAGTTCCTATAAGCACATGCTTTCCTTTTCCGTTAAACTCCGACTCAATACTTCTATTAACCTCTGCATATACTGGATAAGTTATATTGAGATAAGAGCGTGGAGTAGAAGATATAAAAGTAGCCTCACACATAGGATCACTCCTTTACCTCTGTAAACTCATTATCTACTCTGGTCTTAATATAATCCCTAAGGATTTTGATCTCCTCCGCATCGTTTGTAATATAACGGTTCTGCTTTTCTCCTCTGTTAAAGAAAAAGGTCTTACCCTCCGCTGTCGTACGATTTTTGTAAATAGCTGGGTATAACTGATAAAATGACGTTCTACATTCAAAAATTACACCCTCTGGATCTGCTGGCTCTTTCCCATCCTCCAGCTCTACAATAAGATAATCATTTCTGGATGCAATATAGGCTCTAATCCCCTCAATAACATCCTCATTCTCCAGCGTAATCTCATTGTGATCTGCTCCCTCTCTAAAGAGATACCCAGAGCCTACGCTGTCTGGATCTTTAATCCCCAGCTCCTCACACTTTGCATAGTCAATATTAGGAGTTCCAATATCATCCTTATAAGGCTTTCCTCCTACTACTGGTACTGTGATAAAGCCTACTTTGAATACATCCATATAGCTAAGCTGGAAATATGGCTTTTTACTTCTAAATGTTACTTTACTCATTATCGTTATCCTCCTTGTGTTCTTTCATATACTGTTTATATTCCTCTGACTGGCGGATCTGTTCCTCCTCGTCTGCTCTGATTAAAAAACTCATCTCTAAGCCCTCCTTAACATTCGATTAAATACTCTCGTAATTTATCCACATCAACCTCTGTAAGCAACCTTTTCAAACACCCTACATCTATACCTACACGAAATAAAGCAGTATCCGCCTCTGTCTGTGTATACTTATCCCAGCTTGACGCTAGTATCTCTACCAGAGAAAAGATATTTTGTAAATCACCGTATATCTGCACTTTCTCAGTAGTACGCTCACTCCGTCTTTTTAGTGTTTCCTGTACCTCTGGATCATTAAATACTCTCTCTTTCTCGCTCATCTCAGCTACCTCCTTAAAATACTCTACAATGCTTGTTTAGTCTGGACTTTGCTACAATATCCAGATACTCCTTAACCTCTGCTATTGCCTTTACAGCTCTCTCCTCATCGGATCCGCCTTTTATGATCTTAGCCTCTAAGGATTTTATCCTCTCCTCATCCGCCTTATGGCTTGCCTTACTCACATAAGGGAGAGGCGTATCTGCTTTATAATATTTCTGTTTAAGCTCCCAGATCATACAGTAAGCCCTTAAGCGTACCTGTACATTAAGAGGAGCTGTATTAGATACTCCTGCTAAGCTCTCTCTCTGCTTTCTGGCTTTATATTCTATCTGTCTGGCTCTTTTCTCTCCATACACGCTATAAACACCTCCTTAAGCGGTCTAAAATGCCACTTTTTGACTATATCGCCCATCTCTGGGCTCGTTTCTTCCTCTGTGTGAGTAGGTTACTTTTCGTACTGGTTTTCTTACATTTCCTCATTAACAAGCTCTTTTAGCTGTTGGAAAAATGTATTTATACACCTAGCTATTGCATCGGTTCCCTCCTCAACGTTATCCTCTGTTTCTGAAGGTGTTCTTCTGTCACTCAGATAGCGTAACAGTTCTAATACAGATATGTTAGAGTAGTACACTCTCCTCCGCCCTTTGACGGTTTTATATTTTTTCTCTAACCTGCCATCCTCTGCATATCTTCTTAACTGTCTCTCTTTTATCCCCAGCATCTCCATTGTGGTTTTAGAACTATACCACCTAAGAGCAACTCTCTCCATAGGAAACTCTTGATAGCTAAATAGCTCTGTTATGGGTATATCTGATAACACCTTTCCGCCCTCCTTTGCTTTTTATCTACATTCTAAGTAAATCATAAAAATCATGTTGCTCTTTTTTCCGCCTTTTCTCCTCTGCTCTGGCTTTCTCTCTCTGCTTTGCCTCCGCTATGAGTTTCTGCTCATCCTCCTCATGTAGGCGGATTAGATCCTCATGCTCCAGCTCTCCCCCTGCCTCGATAATGTTATATGAGTTTCTGATATTCTTTGCATACTCTCTAAGGAGTTTCTCCTCCTCTGGAGTTTTTGCAATATACACACCGTTTTCATTGAATGTAACAATACATTCTCTAGTGAGGGCTATCTGGAGATATGGTTTATAGCTGTAAAACATTCTGCACCTCCTATAATAAGGCTCCTATCGCCTCTCTGAGCGTATCTCTAAGCCAACTATCACAGGCTCTTTCTATTCTAGGCTTTGCACTTTGTGCTCCCTTTTCTAAGAAAAATTTACCCTGTATATACCGCTCACTAAGCATAATCCCCTTTTGATCTTTCTTTTTGAGATATACACTCTTTCCATTAGCCGATAATCTCTCTGCTGGTAAAAATCTCTTATGCTGTACATGACCATCATTTACATACAAGGCATACTCTACATTAGTACCATACTCCACACTTCCCAGCGATCCGCTCACATCCACATAAAAAGAAAAGCTATCTGCTAATGTGGAAGTATCTACAGGAACTAAGGGTTTTATCTCTGCATCTAAGATATTTCCGATCTTATTGAGGAGTACTCCCTTTTTTTCTTCCCACTTATCTATGAGAGCCTCAAAGCACTCTATAAGCTCATCTAATCCGAATACCTCAAAATCACTCGCCAAGCTCCTGCACCTCCTCTAACGCCATAAATGCCTCTACAGCCTCGTTACTGATCCCTAGCTCATAATTCATATCTAAGCGATTATTTACCAGATTAACTCCTAAGCCCTCCTCTGTTACGCTAAGGATTACTACAGCATCTTTACATACTATGGCGTGCTGTCCTACAGGGAACTTCATACCCTTACTATTGAGTTTATCCATGAGGGCTCCTATCTTTTCCATGATTTCATCCATTACTTAGCATCCACCACCCTTGCTATGATTACATACTTGTTATTATCATTAAGTTTCTGTACCAGCACCATATCCCCAGCCTTAAGCCCATCTGTATAGGTTATCTGGCTTTGTTTCCATACCCTAGTATCTGGATCTGGGTTATCCTTACTAGCAAAACCGTTACTCTGTGTAGTATCCACAGATACTCCAGATACATAAGGTACTTTTATCTGTCTGGTATATCCTGCTACTAAGTAATCTGCTATATACAGATCCTCAGCATTGAGTACCAGATCATCTATCTTTACGCTGTTAGAGCTTTGCATTACTCCTATCTGGGCTAAGGTAGGATTATCTTTAGCTCCCTGTGAGCGCATCATCTCTAAAAGCTGTGCATACTGGTAATCATCCCTCATACTATCGCCTCCTTAAATATCTTAAGTGCTTAGGTAACACAACCTCCAGCCCCTCTACCTGCTCATCTTTTCCAGCAAGTTTCACAGCTCCACTCTCTAAGAGGAGTTGTAATACCCATTCACAAGTATTTACTTCTTCTATCTGTTCATCTATCCTAAGAGAGTTAATTTCTCTCTGCATATCTCCCCAGATTTCTTTTCTCTCCAAAAAATCGGAGCCTTTTATCTTTGTCATTAGTTTTAGATACCGCTCCAGAACCATAACATTAAATGAGTTTCTAACCCTGTCATAGTAATAGGATCCATAACTTTCGCTTACAATATAATCCACTACAGGAGCTATATCATCCTCTGTCAATCTTTCTCTCATATCTATCTACCTCAATGAGGAGGCTACTTTGCCTCCTCATTTACTAAGTCATGTTAGGAGATAGCTTTGTAAGTCTTGCTACAATTTCAGTAACTAGCTCATCCGCTGTAGCCTTAACATCTCTCTCACTACCCATCTGAGCATTAGGAAATGTAATATCTCCAATATTGATACTCCAGTTACCGCTCTTACTATTTCCAGCATCTCCGCCTTGTATGGTCTGTACCTGCGTATTACTGTTATCTCCAGAGCTATCCCTGTCAAGTGGAGTAACATCTTTTAACTGTACTCCTCTGGTGCTCATCTGCCTCTCATACTGATCTGCTTGATTTCTGGTTAAGACTTTCTCTCCTTGATGGAGGATAGCTGGGTAATTATCGTATGGTACTCTGTCTTTACCATAGGCAAAACCTAAAGCACTCTTAACCTTACCTCCGATACCTCCTACAAAGTCCTTAGCCTTTGAGATTGCACCACCGACTTTATCGACAAAACCACTAATAGCATCTATCGCTCCGCTTATTACACTTGTTACGGTTCCGATCGCTGTAGATACAGCACTGGAGATACCACCGAAAATAGTGGATACCGCATCAAATAAGCCTTGAAATACACTCTTAATGGTTTCTACGATAGTGGTAATCGTAGAGCTTGCACTGTCGAAAAATCCACAGATACTACCCCAGATCTGAGAGATGTATGGAGCTAAGAAATTGAATACCGTTTCAATTCCTGTAAGTAGCCCATCCACCACCGTAAGGATCACATCTACTACCGCACTGATTATAGGGGCTAAGGTCTGCCATACAGTAGATACTACTGTTACTACTACAGATACAATAGTTTGGAATAATCCCATGTGATTACCGATCATGGTAAGTACTTGCTGGATCACATTTCCCACAAAAGTAAAAATAGAGCTCAATGTAGGCATAATAGCTACAATCGCACCTACCACTACTGTAATAACCTGCTGTATTACTGGCATAGCTGTAGTTACAATGCTTGTAATAGTCTCAATTACAGGGATTACATACGGTACAATCTGCCCCACTCCGCTTAAGATCGTACTAACGACATTAAGTACCATAGGAGCTAAAGTCTGAATGTAATTTATCAGAGTAGGTAATATCTGTAATACAATATTTACCGCCTGTACAACTCCATTTTTCAAGCCATCAAAGATCCCCTTAACCCCATCGCCACCAATGTTTACATTGAATAGCTGATCTAACACGGTCTGGAGGGCTCCAGTATCAATACCAATGTTTCCCAGCCCTGTAAAAATCGTTTCTTTTATGGAACTGATTAACGGTAGTACATTCTCCTTAATCTTAGGAGTAACTGTAGATACTGCTGTCTTTATTGCCTCTGGGAGATTGCTAAATAAGGTTTGTAGCATCGGTATAAAGTTACCGAAAAAGAAAGTACTTGCACTCTCTACTAGCTCTCCCATATTCTTAGCTACAGCCTTACCATCTCCTACAGAGAGATTACCTAACAAGTTTTTAGCTGAGGCTTTCATCATAGCAAACGCTCCGCTAAAGGTTTTACTTGCCTCATCTGCTGTAGTTCCTGCTACGCCTAAGTTTTCCTGTATAGCGTGGATAGCATTATATACATCTGATAAATTATCAATATTATACTTAACGCCTGTAAGCTGTTGAGCATCATTAAGGAGCCTTTGCATCTCCTCTTTTGTACCGCCATAGCCTAGCTTAAGGTTATCTAACATGGTGTAATTCTGCTTAGCAAAACCTTGATAAGCGTTCTGGATGGATCCCATATCAGTACCAAACTTATTAGCATTATCAGCCATATCCACCATAGCTGTATTTGCTACCTCAGCGGATTTAGCGGTATCTCCTCCTAATGAGGATAAAAGGGAGGCACTAAAGCTAGTTACCTGCTCCATGTAATCATTTGCTGATATTCCTACTGTCTGGTAGGCTTTATTAGCGTTCTCTATTACCTTATCTGCGTCGCCCTTAAAAAGAGTTTGTACACCGCCTGTACTTTGCTGGAGCTTTGCCCCCTCATTGAGAGCTCCGCCTAATACAGCTCCTCCAGCTACCGATACAGCTACAGTAACCCCCTTAGCAAGGCTCTTTAGCTTATCCTTGATGGATCCCAGCACCTTACTAGCCCCATCTTTTACAGCTACCATAGGCTTAGCTACCATTTTTCCTACATCTTTCAATGAGGATTTAATAGATCCTAACACCTTTGTAGCTCCGTCCTTGAGCTTTACAAACGGAGTAAATAC